AAGGAAAAGGTCAAGGAACTCTATCCCGACGGCGCGCAGACACACTTGCGTCTGTGGGTAATGGAGAACTACGAAACTGACCAGGAGGCCGTGGCGTTTTTCCATGACCGCGAGAAGACGGGGGTGGATCTTACGAAGTATCCCGAAAAAATCAGGGAGTACGTGACGAACGCGAGCGTGCTGAACACGTGCATCAAACTCTACGACCGCGCCTCTACTGCCCGCAAGTTGATGGGCGAGAAGTACAACTGGGACTACATGGCCGATGCCATCGAGGCGTTGCGGGCGGAACTCGGACACACACTGCCCACGAGCACGCTGCGGTTCAGGAAGAAGGTGAACGAGTACCGGCGAGAGGGCTATGCCTGTCTTATCAGCGGCAAGTTCGGCAACCAGAGCGCGCGGAAGGTGGATTACAAGACCGAGCAACTGATACTGGGTCTGGCCGTGCTTCCGAACAAGCCTTACAATACGAACATCGCCGAGATGTACAATATGTTCGTGTGCGGCGAGCTGGACGTGTACGATCCTAAGACCGGCGAGCTGATGAACCCCGATGACTTCGTGGACAAGAAGACGGGCGAGCCCCTGGAACTGAGCGAGAGTACCATCAACAACTATCTGAACAAGCCAAAGAACCGTGTGCTGGTGGAGCACGCCCTGAGCAGCTGGGCCACCTTCATGCACGAGCAGATGCCGCACGTACACCGCCACGCTCCCGAATTCTCGCTGAGCAAGATTTCGTTTGACGACCGCGACCTTCCGCGCAAGTTGAAGGACACGAAGGCAAGACCGAAGGCCTACTATGCCTACGACGTGATGAGCCAGTGCGTGGTGGGGTTCGCCTACAACCGCAACAAGAACGTGGACCTTGTGGTGGAGTGCTTCAGGAGCATGTTCAGGCTGCTGGAGCGCAGGGGCTGGAACTGCCCGGCACAGGTGGAGGTAGAGAACCACCTGATGAGCCAGTGGAAAGACTCGTTCCTGAAAGCCGGTGTGCTGTTCCCGTTCGTCAGGTTCTGCGCCCCACAGAACTCGCAAGAGAAATACGCGGAGCCTATGAACGGTGCGAAGAAACGCAGCATTGAGCACAGGAACCATCTGGGCATCGGCCGCTTCTATGCCAAGGACCGCCATTACCGGACAGAGGCGAAGAAGGTGTTCGACGAACTGAACGACACCTACGAGGACAAGCAGTATTACAGCTGGGACGAGCTGATAGCCGATGATATGAGGGACGTGATGGAGTTCAACAACTCGCTTCACCCCAATCAGAAGAAATATCCTGGCATGACGCGCTGGCAGGTGCTTGAGGCCAACCTGAACCCGACGCTGCAGCCCCTTGACAAGAGCGTGCTGGCGCGCTTCATAGGCGAGCACGTGGAGACGAGCATCCGCAGGAACAGCTATTGCCGCGTGGCGTACACCGACTGGTGGCTGAGCGATGTGAGCGTGCTTGAGAAGCTCGCCCCGAATAACTGGAAGGTGGATGCCTACTACCTCACCGACGAGGAGGGAGCCGTGAAGAACGTATATATCTACCAGAACGACATGCTGATAGACGAGCTTCAGAACGTGGGCACGTTCAACACGGCGGACTGTGAGCAGACAGAGGCGGACAAGGCTGTGTTCGTGGAGCAGCAGAAGAAGATATCCGGTTTCAACAAATGGGTGTCCGACAATGCCATCGACAGGCTTGGGGTGATGAAAGCCACGGCGACATTACCGCAGGCTGCGCCTGCGGAGGAAGAGCCCCTTGAACTGCCGCAGGTGCCAGAGCAGGAAGAAGAGCAAAACTATGTTCCTGATATTGACTACGGAAGGATGGCGCTGGAACGCTATTAGCAAACGATAGGTTTACGGACCGCAACCGATAGGTTTGCGCATGACAAACGACAGGTTTACGACCCGTAAACGGCAAGGACAAGATTTGAATGATAATATAACACTGTTAGAACATGATTACAACAGAGCAAAAACAGAAGATATTGGCAGCGGTGAAACTGAACCGCGCCAACTATCCGAGCGACGCCAAGCATGCGGCAAGCCTCGGCATCAGCACTTCGGTGTACAGCAGTATCAAGAACGGCCAGACCGACAAAGCCCTGAGCGATGCCAACTGGATAGGCATATCACGCCGCCTTGGGGTGAGCCTCAAGGGTGAAATGGAGTGGAAACCGGCCAAGACCGCCACATTCGAGTACATAACCGCCCAGTTGGAGTTCTCGCAGCAGTCGAGCCTTAGCGGTATTATGTGCGACATGCCCAACATCGGCAAGACCTTTACGGCGCGCTACTATGTGGCTCATCACAGGAACGCCGTTTACATAGACTGTTCGCAAGTAAAGACGAAGCTGAAACTCATCCGCAAGATAGCGTCCGAGTTTGGTGTGGACGGCAAGGGCAGGTATTCGGACGTGTATGATGACCTTGTGTACTACCTGCGCAGCATGGACACACCACTCATCATCCTGGACGAAGCCGGCGACCTGCAGTACGAGGCTTTTTTGGAACTCAAAGCCTTGTGGAACGCCACCGAAAGGTGCTGCGCATGGTATATGATGGGTGCCGACGGACTGAAGGAGAAAATCAACCGCTCGATAGAGTGCAAGAAGGTGGGCTATACCGAGATGCTTTCACGATATGGCGATCGTTACAGCAAAGTAACGCCTGACGATGGAAAGGAACGCGAGCACTTCCTCAAAGAGCAGGCAAGAATCGTGGCCAAGGTAAACGCACCCGAAGGTACGGACATCGCGCAGATAGTGCGAAAGACAGGTGGCGGTCTGAGGCGAGTATATACGGAAATCGAGAAGCTGAAGAAAGGAGCATGATATGATGACAAAAATAGAAATGGAGGCTATGGAAGCCGTTATCGGCATGCGTAAGGAAATGGCCAAGGCTAACGAGATAGACTGGGAGCAGCGCAGGTATGAGATAGCAAAAGACCTTTATATCCAAACCTGCCAACAGGCTAAATTAGAAGGTGATAATACGGCTGGAGATGTATTCAGAAGTGCGGCATGGTTATCTCGTGTGGCTGCCGATTACTTAATAGAGGTTCTGAAAAAGTAGGTATGGCAAAGCGAGCGTACAGTCCGAAGGAGATAGCGGCGAAGACCTACAAGACGCTGCCATGGGGGGGGCGTTGGGCAGAGTGCTTCGGCCTGCCTGAGGAGAACTCCACCTGGTTCATCAGCGGCTCGAGCGCAGCCGGCAAGAGCAGTTTCGTGATGCAACTGGCGCGTGAGCTGACCCATTACGGGCAGGTACTCTACCTAAGCTATGAGGAGGGCGTGAACCAGAGTTTCCAGGACAGGATAAAACTCTTCGAGATGGAGAAGTGCCAGGGCTGGTTTCGTGTGGTAACTGAGGATACGATAGAAGACCTGACGGCAAGGCTGAAGAAGCGGCACTCGGCGAAGTTCATTATCGTGGACAGTTACCAGGAGAGCGGCTGGGAATGGCCGGAGACGAAGAAACTGATCGAGGACTTTCCGCGGAAGAGTTTTATTTTCATCAGCATGGAAGCCAAGGGACAGCCACTGGGTAAGCCTGCGCTCCGGCTCCGCTACAAGGCGGGTGTGAAAGTGCGGGTCGTGGGCTTCAGGGCATACTGCCAGGGACGCTTCAATCCCGATGCGGGTAACAGTTTCGTAGTTTGGGAGGAAGGCATTTTAAGGACATCAAATAAAGTGTAATTCAATGAGCAAGGAAAGACGAATGATTGAGATTACGCCGGGACAGATAAGCCCGGGCGGGCGTATGACGGAGCGCATGGAGAGCCGGGGGCACACGTGCCCCTACTGCCAAGGCAACGGCTACCACTGGCAGGAAGACGAGTGGCAGGAACGCTACAAGCAGGAGTGCCCGATATGCAAGGGCAGCGGCAGGCTCGACGCCGTGGTAACCGTCGAGTGGAAAGCCCATAATAATTCAAAATTCATAATTCAAAATTCAAAATTACTTCCCGATGGTCAGTGACCTTCGGTTCACAATTCACAAATTTCAATGACTATGAGCAACTTTTTAGACGAGATCAAGAAGCGATTACAGGTGTGGCACGAGCATCGTGCCGAACGGATTGAGGCAGCGCGTCAGGCACAGCTTGACGCCGAGGCGCGCGAACGCGTGCAAGTGATGGAATACAACGGCGACCTGTATGTCAGCATGAACGGCGTGCCGCTGCTTGCGGTGTGCGACCTGAACGAGACGTTGCCTGAGGCGGTGGCCCACGCCAGGCAGAACTACAAAGACTGGAAGGAGGAAAAACTATGGGAGCGGAACGGAACTACGCGCGTTTCTACAGTCTGCTGAAGCGACTGCCGGGAGCTGACAAGGAAACGCTGGTATATCAGTACACCAACGGCCGGACTACGCACCTGCACGAAACCACCCTCCGGGAGTATGACACGATGTGCAACGAAATGGAGCGCGTGAGCGGTGAGGATGCACGGCGCGAAGCTTATCGAAAGGAACTCAAACGTCGCCGTAGCGTGTGCTTGAAGCTGATGCAGGAGCTGGGCATCGACACCACGGACTGGACACGTGTGGATGACTTCTGTCGGCACCCGAGAATAGCGGCCAAAGAGTTTCGTCGTATCTCGGCAGAGGAGCTGGAGGCTTTGGCCGTGAAGCTGCGTGCCATACAGCGCAACGGTGGATTGAAGTCGAGAGAACAAAAAAGCTGTGAGGCACAAGCCATAACGGTAGTGATGAACCCCGACGGAATATTGAACTGATATGGACAGACGCATCAAGACGGTGCTCGACACCGTTAAAGAACAGAGCGAGGGTATGAGCGACTACGAGTACGAGGAGTTCGTATATACCCTTATCTACGAGATAGAGAAGACAACTGAAATAAACATTATAAACGATTAAAGTTATGGATACCAACATCAACTTGGCGGAGCTTACCGCCGAACAAAAGCGAGAATTATTCGCCCAACTACAGAGTGAACAGAAAGAAGATCGCATCCAGAAGCGTGAAGCCTACGAAGGACTACGCGCCCAGTTCCTCATCGAGGTGGAACGTAAGACAGCTTCCTTGGCAGCCGAGGTGTCAGCTTTCAAGGATTGGCTTGATAAAGAGGCGCAGGGGTTCACAGAACTCATGCGCGAGTACGGTCAGGTGCGTCGTGAAAGTCAGCAGAGCTACACTATCACCGATGGCAAATTCAAGGTAGAGATTGCCAGCAATAAGGTGAAAGCCTTTGACGAGCGCGCAGACATGGCAGCCGAGCGTCTTATCGACTATCTGAAAGGCTACATGGAGAAGTCGGAGAAGGGCGTGGACGACCCGATGTACCAGATGGCGATGACCCTTTTGGAACGTAACAAGGCAGGCGATTTGGACTATAAGAGTATCTCGAAACTCTACGAGCTGGAGGATCGGTTCGATGCCGAGTATGGTGAGATAATGGCACTCTTCAAGGAAGCCAATGTGGTGCACCAGACTGCCACGAATTACTACTTTTCCAAGCGCAATCCCGATACGGGCGTATGGACGCGTATCGAACCCAGCTTTTGCCGACTATGAAGCAATCGTTAAGTAAAGCCCCCAAGATAGCCCTCTGCCGTCGCTGTGGCGGCAGGGGTTACGTACTCGGCAAGGAGACCGACCATGAGCCTGTGCTGTGCAGCCAGTGTTGGGGCAGCGGACGTGTGACGGTGAGTGCCGAGATAGTGTATGACATAAGAGCCTACAAACCCAAGGAATAAAACAATGGTAAAGCGCCACGGAGTGAGCTATCAGAAAAGAGTGGAGGACATAAACAAGATATATGATGAGCAAATCAAGCGTGGGTTAACCAACCGTGAGATATGGCGAAGGTACATCTATCCTGTGTTCGGGCTTTCGGAACGTCAGTTTTACAACGTTCTGAAAGCCCCCTCTGTGGCCAAGAATCATATAGCTGACGACTGCCGTCAGCTTTTGCTGTTTGATTGGGATGAGGTGTTCAAAAAGGACTTAGAACATGGGAAACAATGAATTATCAGGTGTAATACGCCGTATCTTAAAGGACATCCGAATTGACCTCTCGGACGAGTTTGACAAGAACTTCGAGCGTGAAGCATTTTTCTCGCAAGCATGGGCAAGACGCAAGAGTCCCATTCGCCCCGGGCGCAAGATACTGGTGGACACGGGACAGTTGCGTCGCAGTATTCAGAGCCGTAGTAGTGACAAGACCATCAGTTTTTTCTCATCTTTGCCATACGCTGATATTCATAATGAAGGCGGTGAAATCAAAGTAACGAGAAAAATGAAGGGCTATTTTTGGCATAAATACTATGAAGCCACCGGCTCTTTCGGGCGCAAGAAAAACGGTGAGCGTAGGAACGACAAACGCACCGTACAGCTGAGCACCGAAGCCGAGTTCTGGAAGTTCCTCGCCCTTATGCGTGAGGGTAAGAGCATCAAGATACCCAAACGACAGTTCATCGGAACATCTCCGGAAGTGGAGCGCATGGTGCGTGAGATCATAGAGGAGAACCTGAGTGAGTTTTTTAATACTGAATTTAAACTGCAATAGAACATGAACAGAAGAAGATTTTACACCGACTTGAAGGAAATAATCAGCGAGAACGTACCCGATGTGCGTCACATCGACCTGTGGAACCACAATGTAGAGTTCATTGAGCAGGAGGATGCATGGGAACGCCCTGCGGTGTTTGTGGAGTTTGGCCCAATAGCGTGGGAGCTGTTTCAAGGACGCAGCATGCGTGGCAAGGGTACGGTACGCCTGCATATCGTGACCGATTGGGTGGAAGGAGGATACGACAGTTCGTTTGATTTGAGTTTCGATTTATGGAACGCCCTGAAAGAGTCAAGTGGTGTCGGGTGGGATTCGCTGTTCCTCTTGGAGACCGCCACCAACCACAACCACGAGGACATTCTGGAAAGCATCGACACGTATTCAGTGCGGTATCTGCGATAAGCTAAATTGCCGGATATGACAAGCCCCTGCAAGATGTTACGCTTGCAGGGGCTTGTCTTTGATGATTTCCGGCTGCGCTCGGTAAAGCCTAAGCGAGGCTTACCCGTTTTCCTCGCTTGCACGGAAATTGTCACATCTTAGACATCGCTCTCCTTGAGGTGTAATGTGGCCGTTCCCTCGGTGAGGTTGCGGTCTATGCCTTGCACAAAGAAGGTTTTACCATTCATAGCCGGATGTCGGTAAAGATGGAGCCAATGCGCATTGACACCCTCATCCATGACGCTTTGCTCCA